CAGTATAATTATCATAGTTTTCAATACCAAGGTTAGTATAACTAGTTACGTTTTCAATAATTCTATTACCATATTTTTCAACAATATGATTTGCTGTATAATAATGAGTATAGTTACGCCATATATCTACACTTTTTGGTTTCACATCTGGTACATCAAAACCCCAAACGAAATCAACATCACCAGTGAACACTTTAGAACGGAAATTAAATTCTACAAGTGTATTACCAGTAATGGTATGTGGTGTAGCAGATGCAAATATAAAACTATCATTTACATAAACAGTATTACCATCTATGACCCAAGAAGGCGAATCGGGTTGGTCGCCAACAGGTATCAACATAACACCCGCAGATGCCATAGACACCGCTACAATGCCACCGATTACTTTTTTCTTATTCTTTTTAATCCAACTGGCAATGCCATCTCTATAAATGTATGACGCAATGCCAATACCTAAAATAATCAATAATAAAATAAGTAAAATCATCATATGTTCTTTCCCGTCTATAATTTATTGTGTATATGCTTTAGGAACGCGTTAGGACGTCGCTAGAGGCACTTGAATATATTTCTCATAGTAACCATAGGGTCCCATTAAGAAATGCTTAGAAACGTCCTAATGTGTTTCCAGTATAAGAATTAACATTCATACGTAAAGGATTGAGATGAGTGACTAGCAACTACACTTTTTTGAACTTAGTTGCATACCCAATTTCGCTGTGTCTTTTCAAATGACAAGAACGACATAAAGTTATACCATTCTCAACATTATACCTAAGCTCAGGAAAGCCGGCGAAAGATTTAATATGATGCGCAACAATGCCATTAAATCGATGCCCACAATCTTGACAGGTATAATGGTCTTTCTTATACACAGCTAGACGCCATTCATCGTATTCTGTTGTTCGTCGGGAATTTTCAGGAAGTCCTGATATGCCTCCTTTCCAATTCCAGTGGTTCGGTCCTGACAGTTTAGCAATATGTTCAGGAAGTTTCTTTTTTCCTTTTAATGCTATTGAACGTCGAGTATTAGACAATTCAGAACGTTTAGATTTATGATATGGTGAATTTCCTATTTTCTCTTTCCATTTTATTGGAACAGCATGGTCTATTGCAAACCAACTTGAATTACGAGAACCATCTAAAGGAATTCCACTAGTCATATTAAATTAACTTCCATGTTACAATTGCAACATTTAAGCGAATTTTACCTTCCACGTAACCTGCAAAGAATCTCCTGTTGAGACGTTTATATCGCTGAATGTTTTACGACATAGCATTATCCCGGCTGAAGCGGATGCAAATACTCCAGATTCCTCTATCGCTACATCTGCACCTGTGATTGCAAATGTTACCTGTAACTGAGCAGTATCTTCAGACAGTGTAGTTGATGTTACCGTACCTGCACCAGCACTTCTACTATCCTCCCCGATTAATGCGGTATCTGTAGTAGCAGCTGCTGTATTTGAAGTTCCGATTGCAATATAATCAAAAGCAACTCCACCTACGTCAGTTAGAAGTAAGTTAGCCATGTTTTGAAGTCCGCCGAGTACAACAACATTGTGTCCGTCATATTCCCCGAGAACGTTTCCTTCTCCGTCGTAGTGAACAAAGTTGACGTTACCGGACATCTCAATTGCGTCTTTTTGTGTTCCGTTTTTCAATACATCAATAACTGATGGCATTTTAAAACTTCTCCATTACAGTACGTGTGGCAAGCTTTCCATCTGACATAACTCCCCATGTACCAACACTGGTCTTAAACACTTCTGTTTCACAACCAATCTTTTCGAGGGACTCAGCAGCTAGTACAGCTTGTTCTTTATTTCCGTGTGTACATACACATTTCATTACCATAACGTACCACCTCTTATTTTTTCACATTTAAACATATTTATACCCTGAAATTGAATATAGGTAAAATCTTGAGCCAGTGACAATTTCAGATGAACAATTGTCAATAACTAATATTAATGGATTGGTAATCCCAGATGGACAATTAATTATATCGAAACCAACGGTGTTAAGCTGTTGCGTTGTTCCGTCATATGTTTCTGTATCACCAAATGGTTTTGAGAATGTTGAAAGACGTCCAGCATACTTTAGTGCTGAATCAAATATAGTCTTTTGTGCCGAGCTGACTTTCAACGATAATTGGAAATGGTGACTTACGTCTTCCAAGTAACTGAGTACCCGAACTAGATAGATTTGTATTTCTGAAACTGTATCAGTAAATGTGACAGTCTCAGTTTGTTTTGTGGTGGATGGCACTTTAATGACATCTGTGCATAGTACTGTTTCATCACTAGTAGAGTAAAGCGCCATTGGGTCACGCCACGTGACTTTCAACTCACACCGTCCAGAATATACTGTCCCGCAACCAGCAGTAGACTGATTACACGTAATAGCTCCTGACATGCTAGTAGATATTCCTGCAAATGTCCAAGATGCGGGTGCATTTGCATCATCCGTTACGTCTGCCCAAGCTGACCAAGCTGCGGTTGTAGTTGCAATATCAGCATTGCCGACTAACCAACTTACACCATATCTAAGACTATGCTCAACTTGACACCAGCTGCATCCAGCGTTGCTAACTTTTCCTGAACCCCTGAATTCGACTTTTGTGATAAGCCCTAATTGAGTTGTTGTACAACTATTTCCATCATAATAAGCGAACTTATTTCCCGTACTGCATTGTGCCCATGTAGAGGTACTGCCATCAACGGCATTCGCATCATCTGTCCATTCTGCATCTGATGCTGCACCCCAACTGTTAAAATAATATGTTTCTTCATGCTCTGCCATCTATTCGCTAAACCCCCTTATTCGGAATGTATATGATGGTGTAGGACTAGTAATCTCAACGGAATAACTTTCAATTATTAATGTAACCGACGAAGAAATAGCGTCTGGGTAATTACTTAGTACAAATGTGACGGTATTTGAATCATCCGTAGTCGTATCATAATGTTGAATATCTGCTAATGGAGAATTGATAACCCCCATGCGTCCTGCATTTTGCAATGCTGATACTAGAGTTGTTTTATCCGAACTATCAATATCCGGTATTTCCAATTCAACTGAATGTTCAATGCCCTCACGGTAAATCGTCGAGTCAATCGTAATGGTTGTCAATTTAGTATACCGTCCTCAATAGATTTGTAACCTCTCTGGTGATATCCCATGGTGCTTCCCCGAAATAGATAGTAGTGTAAAATCCACTACCCGTGATACTGTGATTATACTGAACAATTTCGTATTCCTCACTTGTAAGTCCTAATTCTGGCATCTTTAATGTAAATTGTTGTCTTGTAGTTACGCCAGTCTTTCCTTTAATTTTAAATGAACCTTTACTTTTTGAATTCTTATAATTTGTTAAAATCTGCCCTGCGATAGTTGCTGCATCGGTTGAGTCTGTTATATCCTCGTTTTTATAACGATACGTATAACGTCCGTATGTTGAAATTGAGGTACTGTCGCTTGTTGTCGCACGAACTCCCGTTCCTAAGACAATTATGTAATTGCGTATTAAAGAATCGTCTTCTTCCAAGCCACTAAACTCAAGTATGTCTGGAGACGATATTGTAAATTGTGATGTTGTAGATGGTTCATAATAATATATAGGCATGCCCGTAATAAAAGCTATGCTGTCTGTGAATGTAACGGATTCCTCTAAAGTATCCAATATTCCATACTCTACTTTAACTTCCGCACTGGATATATAAAAAGTTTTATTCCCATCAACATCATAAGTTGATAATGTTATTGATAAATTATCTAAATCTGTCCATGTCCATGGGCTAGGCGCATTTGTGTCGGATGTTATTTCTGTCCAACTAGACCATGCCGCGTTTGCTGTAAACGATTGGTCCCATATAAATGCCCCATCTCCATTAGTAAATCTCATTTGGCCGGCTATTTTATTGGTGGAACTTCCATTTGAACTTCCTCTACGACTCCAACGTACATAGACTTTTGTTATCGCTCCCGGTTTAGAGGCAGCTGAAATGTCATCAAATGTATGGGCTTTGCTATCACCAGTAGCATTTCCCCAAGTACTTGTACTATTATCCATCATGTTTTGAGGAGCAGTCCAAGCTACTTGTGCATAATTGTTAAAGTAAAATGTTACAGTTGTAGGACCCGTATAGGTAACCCGTATTTCAACTTTAGAACAGTAAGCTGCATATGTATCAGGTGCAGTTTTACTAAAAACCACATTCGCATTTAATGCATCTATGTCTGTCCATGCCCACGAATTAGGCGCATTTGTATCAGATGTAATGTCATACCAGCTACTCCATGCTAATGTTGACAGAGGCAATTGATAACTATGCGTATCCCCTTTTAATACAGGACCAAATATAGGAACTAGCTGAACATAACAATTATTTGAACCTGAATTAGCATACATAGCTTTACAACGTATCTCAACTTTAGAAATAGTGCCGTAATCAGTATACCCATCGTAACTATTTGCAGTAAGACGATTTATATCTCCGTTTATTGCAGTGGCTGCATTATTTACTTCACTTCCATCAACCATATAACCGGGATTATTTGTCCAAATATCATAAATATGGCTATTAAAATAATATGTAGTTTCTCCCATTAGACTCTCCGCCTGTTTCCTACGTAAAAGTTAAAACCGTCAAATTCTATAAGACGCTGGAAACATACGCCTAAAGTTTCAGCATCAAACGTAATTGTTTGGACAGTTGCACCATCCGATGTATTGATGTTAGTATAGTCAAAGTCTCCTACTGCCGTATAAGTACTAATTAAATCATATGCAATTGCTGCAGTTGTAACGGCATTATACGAATGCGTTTCTGCTGTTGTATAGCGTTCTAATTCAAACGTTCGTCCAGTACACTGTAAGTTTAATATAGCGCCACCGGCAAATACCGTACGCTTATTGGAAACAAAACCCTCAAATTCTAAAGAATCATCAATAGTTATCTCGACTCCACTACCAATAGTTACGTCGCTATAGAACGTTTTGTTTTTATCAATTACCGTTAATTCTGCATTTTGGTATGACTGTTGTTTGGATTGTGAAATTGAAATGTCTTCGCTGTTCTTACTATCCTGTGAAATATTTATCTCAGTAGCTTTACGGGGATTGATTAATATTTCATATTCGGTCATCGTCTCGCACCTGCAGTACGTGAACGACGTTGCAGTTCTCTCATGAAATCATCAACATTCTGAACACTAGGTAAATTAATATTTCCATAGATATTAATATTCCTAACACTTCTGTCGCCGCCGTCAATTATATGTGAGGGTTGTTTCCTGTCCCCAACTGATGATGGATTTTGAACTAATGAATCTAACAGACTGACAATCTTTTTTGGCAATACGTATTCCCCAGCATGAACTTTACCATAAGCATCGGAAGGGATATAACCACCACTTTCCCAACTAAGTCCTTGACCAACCGGGAATCTTGCAAGAATATTTCGTATAACGGTCGCAATCATAGACCGCGTAGTTGCTGAATAGGGCAATTCCGTTAATGTACGCATAACGCCTGAAGTGCTCTTAAGATTTGCCTTCATTGTACGACCAGTGTCTACTCCATAAGCAGAAGCAACTTGATAACTAGTTGTTGGTGTTGGTTCATCCGGGTCATCATCCGTTCCACCGTTATATGGTGGTGGTGGTGGCGGCGGTGGTGTAGGGGTTGGCGTGGGTGTTGGTGGATTAGTTGTTGCACCACCAGAAGGAACTTCCCCTCCGGCTAAACCACTTAAATAAGCATAATGGTTTCTCCATTTCGACTCACTGTCTGTAATAAAGGTATCAATCTCTGTTAATTTTAAACCTGATTGTGTTTCAATACTTGTAAGCTCATCACTATTAAAAATACTTTGTTTTGATAATAACTCATTATTTAATTTATCAACTGCTGCTTGTCTATCAACTGCAAATTTGTTTAAAGCAAGTGTTTTGTCTAATATCGCGACATTGTTTGCATCAATCTCTTCTTGAACCTTTTCCACTTCTGTTTTTGCTTTGCCTTTGATGGCATCCTTTTCGTCTTCTAGCTGTTTAATTCTTTCGGCTACGTTCTCTTTTCCAGTTCTTAACGCAGTTTCTTGAATGTCGTCCATTCGAATCTGCTCTTCTTGAACCTTGATTCGAAGTCCTTCATTTGCTAATTCCAAATCTCCAATTTGATTTTCTTCGTCTTCAGTTAAATCCCGCCCTTCTTTTTTAGCCTGATAACGAATCTTCATTATAGCTAGATTATTTTTCTTCTGTGTATCCCCGTATTCGTCAAGCGTCTCATTCATACCATCTAAAAGGCCCTGTGTTTTTAGCAATTCCATTTGGGCATTTCTTAATTCGTCATCGAATATTTGCGTTGCGTATGTGGCATTCTTAGAGCTTTTCTTGAAATAATCCAGACTGCTTGTTATCTCGTCAATGCGTGTAAGGTCAGCTATCTGCGATACTAAATCCTTATTGGCTTCTTCTAAATCTTTTACTTCTTGAACAGCAGTTTCAATGGCGTCATCATAATCTCCAATTGCTCGCACTGTTGTTGCTATATCTGCAGCAAAATCCGTAATCTCATCTGCTGTATGATTAACAACATTGCCAAGTTCATCAACTGTTTCTTTGCCGTGTATTACTTCCTCTGACCAATTAGTCAGAGCACCCCATGCGCTTTTAAGTCCGTCGGTAAATCCCCCGACAGCATTTTTAACGACACCAAATGTAGCTGAAATTGCATCTAGGATTGGTTTAAGTTTCTCTGTTAGAAAATCTGTAACGGGTTTTATAACGGCAAGAAAATCTTTAAATTTCTGAATAACTATCAACACGACAGTCTTGATTACGGCCAATGCTATTTTAAAAGGAACGAATGCTGTCTTAACGACGTTTTTAATTATCGTACAAGCTGCATCTAATGATGCATTTAGAAGTTCAAATATATCAACGCCTGGACCTATTTCTCCAAACATGGACTCAAATATATCTGTAATTACACTAATTGTATCCCCTAATATTTCAAATGCTCCAGCAAGTACATTAGCTATAAATGTATAAAGGGGTTTAAATGTAGCTGCCCAATAAAACATAATTGCCTTTCCGAGAATTTCAAACATCGATGTAGTGCCACCCAATGAGGTATTGATACTACTAAAGGCTTCTACAAAAGGACCTACTATCATATCATAGAGTTTGCCTATGACTTGCATCACGGTACCCATTGTTTCTGCTAAAACTACCTGTACTTTACTCCATGCTAATGTTGCAGGAATCATCTTTTCGCCGATTTCTAATTGCGTATCAGCAATTTCGGCTTTCATCTGTCCCAATTTAAAAGCAGTCGTATCGGCCATTGTCGTAAATGCTGCGTCAGTAGCCCCCGCTGATTGGGTCATGTTATCTAAATCATCAGCAAATCCCTGAGCATTATCTCCAGCTAAAGCCATTACTGCTTGTATAGCACGAACATTAGGGAATAATTTTGCCATTACCTTACTATCCCCTTCAGCAGCTTCAGAAAGATAATTTAAGAATCCACCAAGTCCCTTTGATTTAAGAGCTGTTTGGTCGAATTGTACGCCAAGTTCTTTTGCTGTAGCTATAGCAGTTGTGCTCGGTTTTATAACTCCTTGGAGTACACCCCTAAGGTATGTAACGGCATTTGTTGTTTTGATACCACTTCTGGTCATTGTTGCTAATGATGCTGCAACTTCATCAAAGCCAATTCCAAGATTTGCAGACATTGTAATGATAGGGCCTACTCCAGCCGCTAATTCACCAAATGTCGTTTTACCATATTTGACTGCGGTAAATAATTGGTCGGATATTTTTTCTGCTTCCGCTGCTGACATGCCATAAGCATTCATAATGGATGTTATGACATCAACTGCTGTTGCTGTATCACTAACACCGGCAATAGCTGCTCGGTTAGCTACTGTTAAAACGCCCATAGCTGCTCCAGCGTCAACTGAAGCAGATATGACCTGGTATAAACCTTTTGTTAGAGTTCCTAAAGATTCCCCAGAATCCTTAGCTAACTGTCTTAATCCTTCCGAATAACCCTCCAAAGGACTCTTATCGGATAACAAAGTAGAAACTTCTGCAATTCCTTTCTCGAATTCAACATATGCTTGTATGCCTTCCTGAACGAATTTAATCATTGCTTGTATGGCTTTCATAACAGCTTGAATAGCCATTTGTACAACTGCGAAGGCCGCACCCATGGCAAGTCCACCTTTAGTTGCACCTCCCATGCCGCCTGTAATCTTTCCAAGCATGCCAGATAAACCGTCTTCACCGGAAAATCTGACTTTTAATTCTTCAAAGAATCCCATTTTTTCTCTTCGTTTCTCTCTGTATATTCTTTATATCTTTCAACGAATGCTAACTCTTTTTTTGTAGCTGGTCTGGCCTGTGATTTCTTTTGCCCGGAATCCCCAGAATTACCAGATTCTGCTTCTTTGATTTCCTGTAAAGTCCTATGCAATCCATAAAAATCATTAAGAGTTAAACAATCAACATTTGTTAACGGACATTTATAAAAGTAAGCTAACAACCATCTTGATTCATCGAATGCGTGTATCCTATCGATGTCACTTATTTCTCTAATGTTGTCGCTGCTAAGTTCGGCAATATCCCACGAAAATTTGCAGCATTCTTTTCCCAGAGTATTTTTACAAATTTAACAAACTCTGAATACTCCCATTGCTCAACGTTCTCAACTTTTATAGTCTTGTCGAGTCTGCTCAATAAAGAATGAACTAGCGTAATACTAGCTTCGAGTTCTTTAAATTCAGGGTCTTCAACTTTAGAACGTTTCATTTGCATCGCTCTAATATCGGAAACCCAAATTATTGGAACTTCGAATTCTTCGCCTTTATTGACAAAGGGTATGCTGTAAGTTTCTTTTTTATCAGTCATAAAAGCACCTCATTATAGATTTAACATATAACAAATACATTAGACATCGAAAAGAATTATAGCAATTCAAAAACTAACTTTGAACTGCTAGATATTTATATATAGATAAGCAATACTTATGCTGCAGCTTCGTATATAACGCCTTCAGTTGTAGCTGATGCAGTTGCACCTGTAAATGGTATAGTCGTCATAACGATAGCGCTGTCTGAATCTAATGGTATTTCAATTGAGCCTATAACTGCACTTGCGAAACGAATACTTGGGTCATTTGAGGTAGTACCAAAATCGAGTTCTATTGATGTTGATGTAACTCCAGTTGATTCTGCCCAATATGTTGCACCGCCATCAGTTAAACATACATTAGCTGTTCCCGATAAAGCTCTAGGTCCTGCTTCTGCTGCGATGAGAGTTGTATTCCCGATATCCTTTGCTTCATAAAGTCCGTTATCGATAGTAACAGAAACTGCACCAACGATATAACCCCATGTTGCAGAAGTTCCGCGCTTAAATGCACCACCCGTAAACTTTCTAGTAGCAGTTGTAATTGTATCAGTACAAGCTACAGTTACTGCAGTGCTTGTTGCGACGTCTTTTACAGACCAGTCAATAGTGACCATAACGGGAGCATCTTCATCTGTGCTGATGGTTACATTTTTCGCTTTACATCCTTTCATATTGAAGTATGTTGATGTCGTTTGATTAACTCCAACACCGACTTGAAATGCAACGCTGCCAAGAACACCAGATGTACGAGTTAAAGCTTTATATAATAAAGTACTCGTACTATAGTTTCTATCAGCCGCATACTCTGTCGATAAACTGTACATGTTAGTACCAGTAACAATTTTCTTGACATCATATGTGTTTATGCATCTAGATTCATTCAAAGCTTTATTATGTCCCAATTTAACGTTCTGTACACAATTTGCGAGTAACAACAGAGTTGAACCTGTTGCAACACCGTCACCATATGCAGACTCAGCAACCCAACTAATTTCTCCTTGAAAACCTTTTGTTGCGACTGTCATATTTATTTACACCTTTAATTGTTATAACATAAAAACATTCTTAACTACAATCACCCGTCGCACGAATACCAATGATTCGTCTTACTCCAAGTGACTGTTTTAACGGGTCTAAATCCCGGCCATTTATACATTCAACAAAATTACATCCTGATACAGTTTTTTGACTTGCCCGAATACAATTTTCAATATTACTTGAAACTTCTTGCTTAATTGTTTCGGCACTCCAACGTTCGTCTTTAACTAAAAAGATATGAACGTCAATAAGCCCTATGTGAGTTCTACAACCGCCACCAATATCCAGATTTCTGGATGTCGACGATATTAAAGACAATAGAGCCATTTGTGGATTTTCTAATCCTAGCTTTCCACCTTCTTCAAAAGAATTAACTTTCGCTTCCCATAAATGGACATCGACAGGATGTTCATCTCCCCTATCATCGTGAAATATTATGCCCTTACGCTCTTGTCCTGCCGGTAAATAAGCTTTCAATGTATCACGAATTTCATCACGAGGGTCAAACATAGATTATTTCTCCATAAAGTTAGCTGTTGCCTCTTTTGGGTCAACTTGCTCACAAGCGGGTCTTAAGAATGGTTGTGGACGTTGTCCTAAAACAAATCTAACACGTATCCATCGTCCGCCAATTCGAAATGCTAAATATTCAGATTTTTTTGCTTCAATGGGACTTCCTGTCGCTAATGGACCTTCCCCATATGTACCACTGCCAAATTCGACAGCCCAAGCATATACTAAAGGCGAGCCAACATCATATACACAATCGGATACTTTCCTAGAAAATATGGTTCGTGCTAAATTACCGGTTTTCCCGTGGGGTGCTAATGTTTTAGCAATATCCCTAGCTTGGCTAGCCATCTTTCCTATGACCCTATCTTGCTTGCTTTTATCACCAGTACCATTAATTGTCTTTGATACTGTATTAGCACCGGCTGTTGGCCACATTGCACCTACGCCCATTACAAATTCACGACCTTAAATCCTCGTACGTTTGGCAAATGTTTTCGCAGCATATTAATAGCATCTTGCTCCCAACCTTGTGAAATAGAATATGGGTCATTTCCTTCACTAGCCATCTTCTCTCCAACCCATGCTTCTCTAGTTAATGACATACGTCGTTGAACAACTTTTGGTTCAGAGCCGATTCTTGCAGCAATCAACATAGATGTAGCTTGTATATCAGCTTCGTCTGCACCTGTTAGTGACACACCATATTTACTATTAACGTGATATTCAGCGGCTTTAATTTTAGCCAGTAACTGTTGTTCTGGATATTCTTCTTCCGATAATCGTGGGTTGAAGAAATCACGTACTAGTTTGGTTGTCACAATTTGTGGGGTATATGACATTTTTAGTCTCCGATTCTAGGATTATTACGCCTATCATATTCTTTGTCTTTGAATACAGAATGTAAAACATGTGTACGTTTATTAAAGCGTCCAGCACCGTCTGGAAATGAAATGTCGGCGTAATTCTGTTCACTAGTTGTTAAATTACGCCTATCTTCCAATCCAATATTCCGTTCGTGCAAATACTCTTTCGAGAAATATTTTCCTGCATTACGTTTATGCAACATTTAATCTTCCCCCCAAAATGAGTAGAGAGAGTTTAGACTTCTATTCTAACTGTTGCATTGGCATGCAGATAGTTGACATCGTATCTCATCGATACAACAGCACCTTGAATATCTCTTCGAACATCCGCGAATTTCTTTGTGGTTAAGTCGCGTCTCATTGCAATTCCACCAGCGTTTGCTTTGTCGAGTACTAATGCCATATAATAGCCATCAGTATCTCCACCCCAAGTTCCAGTAAATCCACCATATGTTGAACTTGCCGTTACATTACAAATGTAAGACTTAAGTCCAAATATTGGGAATACTGCACCTGTCTTTAGAGCGCTGTTTGTTCCTGCATATGCTTGGTATATAATTGCAGAATCTGCCATTAGGTCTGCCCATGCATTTGCTGAAAGAACTTGTGTATCCGGTTCGAAGCCATTTTCTTGCATTGTTTTAACTGCTTTTGCCATAAAGGTTGTACTGTAGGCACTTCCAGTTGTATCAACTTCAGAAGATGTTCCGTCCATCAACGCACCGATTGCATCTCTGTTTAGACGATTCTCACATGCTGCAGCTGCTTTCTTAACTTCTATAGAGATAATGTCGTAAAGACCATCCTCTATTAGTTCTTCAGAAATTTCTGCGGCTTGTGATATCTTATATGTCGTAAAATCTCGTTTGCCGTAATCTTGTTCAGCAGTAGGTGAGCTTGCGCCTTCTCCAACTTTTGTAGCGTATGTTCCAGCTGAACCGTATGGCCAACTAAATGCGTTAGATTTAATTCTAACTATAGGAAGCCATTGTCTAGCTGAGATTTTTGGTTTTGAACCCTCTGCAACTGTTTTTGAGAATTCAGTTTGGATAAGCGTGGTTGACTCGATTCCTTCTGTTTGTAACAATTTACGGAGTTGCGGAGTCATTGAATGTAGATTCTCTTTCTGTACTGAGTCAGAGCCATCTAATTCATATGCCAATAATTTTCTTAATTCAGACATACATATCCTCAATTTACATTATTTTTGACATTTGTACAAATATAAAAAAAACATTAAACGTAAATTTAAACAAATTATTTCACATCATTTTCAAATTTATGCAGTGTTACTAATTGCTGGGTTTACTAAACAAAGACCCCAACCATCAGCTGCAATATCTGTTAATGCTAGACCAATGATATATTCATCTGCGTCTACGCCGCCAGCTTGTGCGACAACACAACCACCGATATTGACATCGGCTACCATTAGAACTGTTCCTTTTCCAATTGCTGAAGTGTCATCTTCATTAGCAACGTAACAAATAGTTCCTGCTGTATTAACAGTACCATTCGCTCCAGAAGCTATATCTGTATCTGCGACACCTATTGGCATGTAACCATCGTCTGAGTCTCCTGCGACGATATTTCCGTCGGCATCAAGACAAACGACCATACCAGCAGTAATTGCTTCAGCAGCTTTCAGTGTTATTGCATTGCAACCATTAACTCGAACTCTAGTTGTGATTGTTGGAAATGCTGTAGTATCTGCCATTAACTAACCACCTCCGCATAAGGCATAACTAGTGCTCTGCCCCATCCATTAGCTGCGATATCTTCCAATGCTATACCAACTATGTAAGCTGCTCCAGATGCATATGCAAGAACTGTTCCTGCAACATTTGCATTAGCTAACATTAGAGTACTTCCTTCCCCAACTGCTGCGCTTCCAGATTCATTCGCTACGTAACAAATACAACCTGCTGTACAAACAGTTATCGGTGCTCCGGATGCTGCTCCATATAATGCTATGCCAATTACTGGTGCGGCATTATCCAAATCTCCAGGAGTAACATAATTATCCCCTGTAGTTGGGTCTACAGTTACAACTTGTCCAGCATAAATAACTTCGCTCGCTGTAAAAGTTCTCAATGGTGCGATTTGTGGGTCCGTTACAAGAATTGTTGCTCTTGTTGGAAATGTTTCTATATCTGCCATTCTTCTTCACCTCACGCTATTGCACTCAAATGGGGGCATACTAAGACTTTCCCAAAACCATCTGCTGCTATATCTGTAACCGCGATTCCAATGATGTATTCAGTTGCTCCCCCAGCCCATGCTTGAAGTGTTCCATCACAACTTGTATTAGCTGTGACCCTCAATGCAGAACCTGCGTCAATTGCAGTTGTATCATCTGCATTTGCACCGTAACAAACGCAACCATAAAGATTTACAGTTACATCTGTATCTCCGGATGTTGCATTTTGGTCGACAATTCCAATCGGCACTGCTGTATTAGCAAGTTTACCACCATAGATTAGAAAGTCTCCACCAGCGGGAATAACCTGAACTACCTGACCAGCATAAAGAGTTTCTGCAGCGGTGAATGTGTATTGGTTGTCACCATGAACTAATATTCTGTCCGTTGCTGTCGTGAATGTTGAAATTGCTGTCATTCTATTCTTCTCCATTTATTATTATTTCTACGCCATCGGGCGATTCTCGAACATTTGACGGGTGATAATCTTCTATAAGCTTCTCAGTTGTGACTTTTGTTTTAACTTCTTTTTGACTCTCAAGATTTTTGAGCCTTTCTTCAAACTTTCCAAAAGTCTCATTAACATTTTTTAGCGAATCCTTTAATTCTGACATGATTTCACGGTCTTGATTCGCAACAGTCTTTACTTCTTCGGCAGTCTGCTTTGCTGCCACTGCATCTCCTTTAGCCTCTTCAGCATCTTTCTTGGCTTCGCCTGCATCTTTTTTTGCCTCTTCAGCTTCCTGAGATTTTTTAACTACTTCTGCTTTCAATTTTTTTACGGCCTCATTTGATTTAGTTTCCGCTTTTGCGGGTATTGCTACATCTAAACGATTATATATATCGTCGATTGCATTTGCAACGACAGTATGCCAATCGTCTTCCTCAGACTTTACGGCTTTCTCTGGAAATCGATAAGCCTTTTGTCCACCTGTTCTCAAATTAGTCACCAATTTTGCTAGAGGCGATAAGTCTTCTGCATGTATTTCTTCCCCTAATCCAGACAATCGTTGGAGTTCTCCCCTAATTGCTCCGACTAATCCACCAGCATCATCTTCTTTATTATCGCCTGGGGACTTTTCTCCATCTTCAGATTCGTCTGTAGGTTTTCCAAATGGCATTCTGACGGGTTTTTTAGGTTTCTCGGCGGGTTCGCCTTCTGGTTCTTCTTCAGGGTCTTGCTTAGGCTTGCTTTTTAATTCCTCTTCAGTCATCTTTTCGCCATTATTTATTTCTTTAACATTTGAACTTTTAGATAAAATTATGAAACGTGATAATGGATTCTTAGGATTTTGGCAAACAGACACTTCTAACAAATTAATCTGTTTTACTTCCTCCCATACTCCGTCAACAACGTGAGTTGCCTTTTCCAGTGGTTCAAATGAAATCGAAAATGCATTGTATTCGCCATCAAGTATACCCTGCCATGTGCCTTTGGATGTCTCTAAATCGTCATATATTTCAGCAACGATAAACAAACCTTTATCATCAACAAGCGTTTTATAATCTTTATATGTTTCAAGGACTTTCCCAATTTGTATACCCTCATGTGAAATCATAATGTTTCGACGCTCTTTGTCGGCCATAAACTTTGTAAGGCCACCTTTTAATGCCTCAATCGTTACTAATTGGTCATCACTATCAATCATTATATAAGAACCATAACCCGCAATGATATGTTTGCCTTTTGCTTTGCTAACAACTTTAAAGCCATAAACAGATTTTGATTTTTTCTTTGCCATATTTTCGTCCATTTTATTTTTCACATTATTAACATTAATGTTACTTTTTTTAGGCTTAGGTTTTTTCAATTGTGAATTGCATATTGCGTATCGTTGTTTAATATCTGGATATTCGGATACCATTATTTTATTAGCCATGCAACGACCCATAAATGTTTTATCGTCTTCGCCAACTTTAGGCTTCAGTATTGGCATCCATATACCCCCAAATGTTATCAACAAATATGTTATCAATGTCTTCTGGTATATTCAACTTTATCTTCTCACACAAAGGTTCAAAACTTTCAATTTCATATCTGAACTTATCCTCAACTTTAGATATCTTACCTATAGTGATATTTCCATATGCAAGGTTTCCATTACACAAGACAAACTCTCTTCCTTCAACTCTATATCGTTCATCTAATTCAAATGAAGTTACTCCACCTTCTTCAATATTCCATTTGGAATTATCGGAAAAAAATCCCTCCTCAGCTTTATTAGATAATTCTAATGTACTCCCTGTGGATAAAATATCCCCCCTCCATGACTTAATTTCATTACGAGAAAATTCGTCTAGTTGCTTTGAAACATCCATAATAAATAATTGTTTAGGACGTAGTTCTTTTGCAAGTTTTATTGTCTCTTTGTAATCATCCATTGTTGTACAATTTACAATCCATTTAGAATTATAAAGTTCTTTTTTGGATTCTTCAGATAGATTTGCAACATTCGATATGATACAAATGTCTGAATATTCCGTCAAGACTTTGATTGCGGCATTCGCACTTTTGTTTCCTAAGTCAATAATTTTTAATTTCATCTTTCACACTTAAATAAAATACAGAACATTTAACGTTTTTATCCACTTATTTCTTTGGCTTCCATAAAGCTTTCGATTGCTTCTCTAAGTTTATGGTTCATTGCCCAAACACTTGGAACGTCCCTAACAATTGAATTCTTTAAAAAGTCATAATCAGACTCTTCTAAAACCAATTCATTCGTCTCAGTTGCTTTTTCAAAAGCTTTTGAGATACGCCCAAATATTCTAAACTTCTCAAGTCCCTTTGGCAATTCTTTTGGGTCTTTCCCGGAGATAATAATACTTAATGCTTTTAAAATATCTTCCTCGACCTTACCATCTGGGCCATTTGAAGTCCATTTTTCAACTTTTATTTTCCTCATTTGTATATCCTCCTGCTACTAATGCAACATATAAAAAGAAATAAAATAATTAATTAGCTGACGGGTCTGTTGTAGTTGTTAATATATAGTGGTCTGCTGTACCAATAGCGCACTTTATCCAGCCATCGAAACTTGAAATTGCTGTAATTGCTGCTGCTGTTGCTACTGCGCCATCTTCTGCTGCTATTGCGTTATCATCTTCAAATAATACAAATTTTGTACAATCTTCTATACGCATTGCAGTTTGCCAATCTTCTCCACCGCTGCCTTTAGCGATTTTTAACGCGTCATATTCTAAACCACTGACATCCAATCCATCGGGTGTGTTGCTTGAAATCTTAACACCTGAAACGTTACCATCTGTACAAGTCATATCAGCGTCTAATTCAATAGATGCTAGTAATCCGTGTAAGTTGACAGCATCCCCATTAAGTGTTATGACTGCTGCTGATGAAACTTCTGCTTCTAGATTTGCCCAGATTGCTGCTGATTGTAATGATGAAACTGTATGTGTTGCTGTTGATGCGAATTTTAGATTTGCTCTTTCCGCATAGATACTTTCACCTGCATCAAATGCTGCTGCTCCAGCTATTACTGTTCTTACCTCTAAAGCTCTAGCATATGTTGCGCCGTCAAGTTTTGCTGTTACGGTTGAATTAATTAATACTAACCTAGTAACCGTATCCGTTAAAGCTATTGGTGTTGCCCAAGAACCAATCGATAAAGGACTTTGTACTCCTATAGTTGTAATTGCAAGAGTAGCTTCTCCAGCCCATATCATCGAATCTGCGCTTTCATCCCACAATACGTAGGTGCTTGCAGTGTCTCCAAAGAACTTACAATCTGTTCCAGTTCCGTCAACACCAAAACCCCATGCTTTTGTATCGGGCAATACGACTGATATACCGTTTGACCCGTCGGGAGCCAGATAAGCTTCTTCACCTAAGTTATCGATTGCGAGTTTGTCGGTAACCCTAAACATATCTTCGTTTGTCCATGACATAATTTTTATCCCCCATTTTATTCTTACATTTAAACAATACGCTTAATATCGACTTCAACACCGGAAATCATTGCCCCACACTCATCGGTGTTTGCTGTTGACCCTTTAACGCCAACAAAGTATTGATAATCATCCGTGACAGTTAAGTCTGTGACATCTTTCTCTGAATCTATAGAAGTATCTACACTTGCCGCAACTTGAGTAATTGCACCACATGAAGTTGCAGTCGCATCTGCCGCAGCAGCTTTAGTCAATTTCCATAGACATGCATCGATTGTAGTTATACTTCCAGAAATTGCTTCACAACCGCCAAGTACCCTATATGACTTTAAAATGTCGCCTTCTTTTAATCCTGACAATGGGAAATTTATCGACTTAGTTGTTTTGTTTAATGTAAGTGTATATGCCCCACTTGTTGATGTGACCCAGTCGGCACCTATAAGAGCAGGTGCGTTATAGAACATTGTAAGGTCGTGATAAGAAGTACCCGTTACCGGCTTTGCTGTTCCTAACTCGAGATTACCCTCAACACGGAGTGTTTTTGTGACTAAATATTCGTCGTTTTCTATTTGTGCCATATATATCTCTCTCTATTTACTTTATACATCTAAACAGTCATTCTACTCTTATGATTAATCGCAGTATCTTTACAAGCTGGATTATCAATTACAAGTGCGACTCCGTTGAATTCTAATTTTCTAGCTTCTCTTCGCTTCATATAATAATTGTGGTTATCCCAGGTTCTGACTTCTGGTGATAGATATTTAATAATGCCCTTATCAATTTGATTGATGACATCAATCGCGTCTCTTGTTATTGGCATTATTCTTAAATCGCCAATGATTGCATTCCTAGTATAGTCAAATCTTGGATTCTCAACCATGCCAACAATGTTAAATGAATTTACTGGCGTGCCATCTGCTCGTTCAGTATGCATCCTATAGATAAACTTCCGTTTCCAATTAGTTGCATACTCTGCACAAACTTCAGGTGGATAATAAACTTGACTCTTTTTATCCTGTTGGTCCCAAGTCCCGGCACTTAAAATAATTGTATCCCTGTAAATAACGTCATTTAAAACGTTTTTATCCTTTGATTTATAACATACATTTAATCTCATCTATATACTCCATCATACTTTTTCGTTGCTACCTTCGCACCATGATAATGCTATCATACAATCTGATGTTGTTACACTCTTATCCGTAAACCTAAACAGGTACGTAGTTGATTGCTTAAGTAAATATTCACCAATTGAAGTTTCTCCCCCACCAGCAAGTGACCCGCCAATTCCAGAAAGTAACCTTGCAGTTAATGTCGTTCCTGCACTTGAAACACCAGGGTCATATGATATAACACTTAATGCTTCTGATGTATTTCGTCTATTCCTGTTGTATGATGTTATTGTACTTCCTGCACTTGTAGCTGTAGCATCCTCATGTACAGTAAACTCGCCTTTAGAAGTAGCCTCAAAATCATACCATAAATGAACGTAATTTGTCGAGTTAGTAACAAACAATATATCACTTGCTGCACTCGCAGGATTAGCGTACCATACATGTTTAGCAGTATAACAATGCCCTTTGTGTGTTGAATAATCATGATTTTTAATTATCTTTACTGCTCCACCGCTTGTAATCACGGCATGATTTTCATTCACGTCGTCATATAATCTTACTTCAACCATTTTTTTCAATCCTCCTTTTCTTTCTTTTGGCACAATAATGCCGTTAACGTTCTAAATTATATACCGCCTGGTGTTGAAACTTTAGCATTAACAAGAACACACGAACAATTTGGGTGAATAGGTAACACACCCTCCATGTCTTTTACTAGATACGGCCCAGACGTTGCTATATCTATACATACGGGACACGGATTTGGCCCTAACAAAAAATTAACTTCCTTAACACCTTCTTTCTTATATTGCCTAATAGTGCCTTCGCTGTATGCTCTATTTGTTTCCGTTCTAAATATTCTTTCTGCTCTTGCATAGTCAAACATTCCAGAGTCTTTCGTACTCTCCCAGAATTGCCCAAAACTTTGACCTTCTACTATCGCTGTATCTAATTTGTTAAATAATATTTTTGAGTCGACATCAATAAAGTTTCCTTCAATCCATTCGCCTTGTTCATTGTAATAACTTACTGCTTCGTCGTAAATTGATTCTTTGTACTCTTTAGTTGCAACGCTCTTAGCACCTTTGATATAAGCTTGAATGTATAATTCTTTCAAAGACGCTACTAATATCTTCGCGTGTTCTTTTATAATTGTATCTAAGTCCATGTTAACCTCGTAGAATGATTGAGGAACTATCCGTGTATAGCGTAGGACTACGAACGTAAAATCCTAATATATAACTAAGGGTCCCCATTATAAAAAGCTTAGGATTGTTTAAAATCAATCCACCTTTGTTCGAAGGAAATCGTGTACCTTTCTCTGATACTCGCTTAACAGAGCATCTAGGTCACTAACATCAACGTTTTTAGTCTCGACTCCCTTGAAAGCATTGATTGCATTTTGTCTAGCTTTCTGTGATAACTCATATGGAGGATAACCTAAACGTTCCCTAATTTCATCCCTTGTTAATACTGCAAATATATCGTCCTTTGGCATCATCTTTTTAAGTATATCTGCTACTATAGCATCATCTTCAGGTACTACATCTGCGAATATTAAACGAGGTGTTTTATCATCTGAAAATTCTTTGAAAACATCAATCTCAGTTCGTCTTGCAAGCTTATGTTGAAAGCCTTTAACCATCTTTTCAAACATTATCCGTCTAACTCTTGCAGTTGCTTCAGTGGAACCGCTCCCAAGACCTAAGACTTCCTGTGGAACTAGCATACCACACGTTAAAGAACTTTGGAAATAGCCAAAATACTCCTCGACGTTCTCAACTCCTTTAACATCTAATGCCTTAATCTCAATTAATTCAGTTGTTACAATTTCATTTTTAGAATTAATGTTCTTAAAATCTGAAGATATCGTATCAATTTCACCGGATGTTGGTAATTCCGTTTCAAATCCTGGTGGTGTTTTTAATATAATATGAAATTTTGGATAACCATGTCTGTCAATTGCTGCAGATATACCTTCGTCTGCAAGTGTCTTTCTCAATATCGTATCTTTAGATGGGTCGATAAGTGCTAAACCGTATGGGCTATCTGGCCTTGAGAACAATTGGTAATGAACAACCTCTTCCGGTTTAAGTTCTATCTCTTCATCGCCACCTTCTACCTTAACTACTTGTAAATAGTGGTCAATATCTCCATGTTGGTCGACTTGTACTTGGAATGTTCTTGGGTCTCTTACTCGTAACTCTACAAATTCACCCACTGTATTTCGTAC